GTTTTGACCTGCTGGCAATGTATCAATTTGTGTTCCTGTCCCACCGTCCCTTCTAGGTAACCAGAAGTCTTCCAACATAGACATAAACTTCTTATCATCACGTATCTCTCCTGTATTAGCATCGTAAACAAGTTTATTTCTATACCTGTCCATGATATCTTTTAGATATTGTTCTGCCTTCATCTTCGGCAAGTTACCAACATCTACATAAAAAATACGTCTTTCAGGAGCCCTTGTAATCCTATAAATGACTACTGCGTTCTCCATCATTCTTAATTGGTTAGCTGGTCTAATGGCTTTATGTAAGTAAGATAAAGGTATGTTTTTATCTTGATCTACTAAACCACTAGGTGCATATGCTATTGCGTCCTTTGTTATTTTTAAACCTTGTTGGTTTTCAGGTGCAACATATGCTCCAGGTTTTTGAGTAACACCTTTATCGTTAAATATAAAGTATTCCTCAACACTCTTAACCATTTGGACACCGGAGGCATTCTTTTCTTTCTTAACCTCTCGGACTTTCCTAATTTTCCTAGGATCGATATATCTAATATCTTTTATCCCTTGTTTAGGATTATCAAGGTCTATAACCTTGTGGAAGTATATGCGTCCATCTATATACCACCTTCTAAAGTAGTCCTGGGCTCTTTCCTTAAAGTCCAGGAGGTTCTTTATTTCTTCAAATTCTTTTAGGATTGATTTCCTAACTGCTGACGATAGTTCTACATCGTCTAAGTTAAGTTCGACGGGAGATTCATTCTCCAATTGTGCAACAGATTCATTTATTATATCTTCTATTGCTGTATCGACATCTGCCATCATGGCAATATCTCGATACCTTTTGATCAACTCTGCTTCGGTTTGTGCGATACCTTCCAAATCCATGTAGGTACCATAATAACCACCAGCACGAATCGACTCTATTGCACCGTCTTCGGTTGGAGCCACAAATGATTTCTCACTTTGTGGCTTATCCTTCCGTTTTATTTCAAACCCAAATATATCCATAATGTCTCTCTACGTTTCTAGCCCTATCATAAGAACTGCCTCCAACGTTAGGCTTAAACTACTAGATAATGCTGATACTGGAATGTAACAGTAAACTCTTCAATGATATCGTTTTGTGCAAATTGTAGTGCTATTTCTGATAAGTTAATCGGAAATGCATCTTCCAAAGTGTACGTTCTAATAACATTGTCGTTTCTATCTAGGTGATCAACAGTTAAAGGTACAACATAGTTTTCCCATTGAGTTGTACCACTGTTGTCCTCTTTGTTGTTCATTGTTTCCATCCAATTTTCAATAGCCTTGTGGATGCTAAAGTCTGAATCGTTAACGACTGTAATGGTCCAAGGATCAAAAATCCTTTCACCTGCGAATTTAACTTCCCTACCTCTATATTGAATTATTGCTGGATTAACGGTTGACGCTGGTAAAGCTGCACCAGTTACTAGGAACTCTGACTTACCTTGGTTTACACCACCGGCTACACCGGTTGGGTAAGTAAGTTGGACCTTAAACTGATTAGGCCTAGCGCCACCATCGGCTAAAGCGCCTTTAAAATCTGTTATGCTTGGCATAGTGTTCTCCTATTTCCTTTTATTTATAAGTTAACCACCGATCTCATCAAAAGATACGCCAGTTCTTGTTGCAATAAAGTTCAATTGGATAAAGTTAATAGCTCTAGCTGGTTTAATGAATATGTCTGCAACAAATTCGTTTGAGTCAATTACTTGACCTGTGTTGTTACTTTCATTACATACAACCTTAAAGTCGTATATACCTCTACGTCCTTGAACTGTTCTTAAAAATGGTGTTACCATTGAAACAAACTGAGCCCTTGTAAAAGCATCGTTGAATTCGAACAGTTGATATTTAGCTGCTGTAGAAATAGCTTTCTCTAATACAATAAACAATCTTCGAACGTTGATTCTATCAAACGCACTAGGTTGTCCAAGTAAAGTTCTATCTCCAAACAGTACGACACCGTTTCCTGGTGAATTAATAATTGGGTTTACACCAATTTTATATAATTCATCTCTTTGAGCTTTTGTCGGGTCCCACGCTAATTTAACAGCGTTTCTTAGTAACCCTCTGTTGAAACCTGCTGGTGACCACCAAGCGTCGTTAGTTCTATCTGTCTCTGCACATAGTCCTGCAACGTCGCCATTACATGGTACCCATCTATATAGATCGTTATAACGATCATACATATATTTCCAGTTTCCGTCCAGTACACAATAACTTGAAGATCTATTAGCTCCTTTATCAGTAGTAATACTTGTTACTTCTGAACCAGAGTTATTAACTACAGATGCTTTCTGTGGTGAACTAAATGATACACAGTCTTTTCTACCGTATGCCACATTGTCCTGTACCCACTTAATATCTGAGTTACCTAGACCAGCAGTCATTAGCAAATTAACGTCTACAGTTTCTGAGTCTTGGAAAAGAGCCCATCCTGTTTGATAATCTGCACTATCAGGATTGTCTGATACTCCACCTGTTAGTGAAACAGTAGATTCTGCTGAAGTGTGTGCTGATGTGAATGTTGTACCAACACCGGTTGTACCCCAAGTGGAGTCGCCAGCTGGATGATCCATCCATCTGATATAATCGGATTGGTTATTAATAATGTCTTTGTAGTAAATTGAACCACCGTCTA